AGACAGTCCATGAATTTGACCCTGACCACAATCAGTACGGTATCGAGTGCGATCCAACTTACGCCGATAGCATGGGCTTTATCTTCAACTTTAAAGAACCGCTGAACCACTACAAGTACGTTCACATTAGTTGGTACTACGATGGAGTTCTGATCGGAGTCAACTTCAGGCAATCTGTCGGGAGCGGTCCTGACTCGTACATTACTGGGGGCAACAGGGCTAACGCTATCCCATGGAAGGCGACCGATAAATCCTTGTTCCCTGGCTATGGGGGTGACCTGCCGATTCCTCCATCAGAGAAAGACCCCGACCACGAAGGAAGTCCAATGGATGAAGAGGGAAATGAAGCCTATCTCGTCTGCATCCCATTCGGACCAAACAATACGGATTTTCTGCCGACTTGCGGATTCCATATCACCGTAAAAGGTTCTGTGGGAAATCCCTACACGTTTGTCCCATGGACTTACTTGCCTCGAGTCGATTTCGGAGGAGCTTCAATCATAAAAACTGTCACTCTCGACTGGGGCGATGGTCTTGCAGACGCTTGTTTCCTCGATACACCCATCAAGCACCAATGGGATACTGCTGGAGACTACACGATATCTATGGAAGTGACTTACACAGAAGCGTCAGGGCGTGGACCGGACAGATCGAAAACCTATATCAGGGTCGCACCATAATGGCTCACACATGCACATGCACAGAACCAGGCGCTTGCAATTTCTTCAAACGAGAGATGAGCGATACCGATTACGATATCTGCCGCAACTGCTTCAACAACCAATCCCGAGCCTCAATCGTATCCCAGTGGTACAAAGAAAGAGGCAGAAAGCTCGGCATACTCAACGGTTGTGCCTTGAAAGGCGATCCAGTTCTAAACGAGTTTGGCAATCAAAAGATTCGCAGAACATGCGGATGCGGTGGAATGAAGTCGGAGATTCCCCTGTTTGAGTGCCATCATCCACAGCCCAGAACAGCCGAAGAAGACTGCGAGAAAAGATGTACGGATTACACAAGTTTCTAAAAAAGTAGCCCATCCATGGGCCTCGGAAACTGCTTGCTATCGCCTCTCGATTGGATCAGTCGTGCTGGGTCACTGCAACTTGAATGTCTGAGTCGCTCGCCAGCAAAACACAGCGATAGCACCGACGAAATCGATGCAAAAATCGGCCTACAGTTTCCGGTTGTCTCAATAACGACTGTCAATGATTCCCGAGTTCTTCAACGACCTCGCGTAAACTGCTACGCACAAAGCGTCTGCTGGGCCATCCTTGAGCTTACCCTGATCAGGCCACCGTTGCTGGCAGTAGATGATCGAGCGAGCTTTGCCCAGTTTCTTGTCCAGCCCCTTGAACACAGCGGATTGCCAGACCTGAGGTCTCACAAGGGCAAATGGGCTGTCAAGAGTGCAAAGCACAGCCTGTAAGCCTCCAAAGCCCATGCCGAAGGTAAACATGCTTGTCACGCCTTGCCCAGGCATCGCGTTCACCTTCTCGATCACAGAAAAGTCCGGTTCCCATTCCCTCACAAGAGTCGCGACAGCATGAAAATCAATGCTCGACCCTTTCTCACCTTTGACCACAGGCATGGACTGAGCATGCAGGATGTCTCCGTATTCGTTGACAGCTGATATCCCACCCTTCAAGCCTGGATCAAAACCTATGTAAACAGCCATTTATCTGCCCAGCTTTCTGCGTTCGATGATTACCAGGTCGTATGCTTTTCGTCTACCCAGAGTGTCTGGCACATCATGCCACCACCATTGGAACGACTCCATATCCGTTTCTGCCTCACCCTCTTTGACTCCCATCCGAAACAGATGTTCCAGAGCAGAAATCGCACAGTGATAAGGCCAGCCAACAATTCCATGGTTCCACAGTGTGGTGGTCAGATCTGTTGCTGAGAACAGCCAGAAAGGCCTCCCATCAGCCAATCGGTAGTACTCTGGGCAATTGCTGATTCGACTGTGCGTATATTGTTCGCTTTCCGACGAGCTTGCCATTTTCTTTAATCTCATATCGTTTGAGTGCAACGCCTTCCGCATCCCTCTGTGTCAAAACCCGATTCGTCAGATCGATTTCAACAGAATGGAGCTTATCAGCCTTGTCGGGATTCTTTTGTCTCAAGTCCTTGTAAGCCTGAACTTCAAGCCCATCCTTGAACACTTCCAACTGAAAGTTGATCATTTATATTATACTCCCTGAGGATGCGTTTATCTCTAATCTGAGCCTGTTTTCTGCAAGAGGAAGCCACCAATTGAAATTCAATTCAGGCCTCTCTTCCGAGACTTCGCCAATCAACTGAATCAGTTTTAGAAGCCTGAGCAGCATGATGTAATGGTCCATGGTCAAACCTTTCTGTGGTCAAATCGTAAAGACTCATACCCATCAACATCAATGAATATGTGCATATCTTGAAAGACGCTTGTTGCATAGACGTAGATTTCTCGAGCTATCGCCACAGCAAGTCGCCTGATTTCCAGGTCAGCGTGAATCGAACCCCTCTGTTCAAGGATATTTCGCCATGCCCTTAGATTCCCAGACATGAACAGGTGAGTTTCAATCGAGTTTGGCAGAACAGATCTCGCGGCTTCGCGAGCCTTTTTACGGATATACGTCAATGCTTCACGGTCAGCTGTCTCGTCAGGATGATCATCCTGCCATCTCCGGCTGATAGCTGTGGTGCAAACATTGAGCATCCGGTCATAAGAGGCAGACGCAGCAGTCACTTCTGATTTGAAGCATTGCTCCGCAACAAGATCTCTAATGATCAGAGGTGGAACAATGTAGCCCAGATTGTCAGGTTCGCAAAATCTTTGAGATAGCTGGGAAATCGCGGTTCCAGCCCTGTGACGGATCAACTCATGAGTCAGGCTGCGTGAAACACCTGTGATCAATAAGCCCACGTAGGAGTGTTCCAGGACGCTTCCATGACCAACCTCGAGTATATGACCAATGTAACCCCTGTTGCCCCCAGGACGAGGGTTTTTGAACGATTGGTAGCATACTCGGCCAGCAAACTCGGGAATGTGGTCCAAGCTGTGTGTGTTCTGGGCGTGCATGCCTGACGCATAATCTTTAAGATCGTAGTCTCGGAAAACCGACACTGTTGCAACCTTTACCTTGGGTTCGTATATCAACTGCATGAGCTTGCCCTTTGTGCTGTTACGTAGGATTGAAATGCCTGAATTGCCAGCTTCCTCGATGGATGACCTTCCCACTCCAAAAACCCAAAGGCTTGATCTTTAGCAAAGACTCCATCGACAAGCACGTAAACCGTCAAGTAATGCAAATCCTGCTCGTCATAGTAGAAGATCTCAGCCTTATAAGGCTCATCCACCAGGGTGATCGTAGCCCCGTCTATCGTTGACCATCTGTTGCCTGTTTGCATTTCTCTGCCTAGCTCTCCAACCTGGTTCTCTTCCAGCATTTCGTCTCTTCCTTTCTCTCAACTTCGCGCTGCGAACACCGTTGACATGTCCCATTTCCTGCAACTCACAGGGGGGCAACGGCACTTTCTCATCCATCAATTCCGATGACGGGCATCTCGTTGTCAATCTCATGTGAGCCGACACAAAAGCCAGTCGCTTATCCATTGCTGCCATATACTCACGGGTGTACTCCACTGCGAATCTCCTTACTCTTGCGATCCAGCCTGGCTCGACCTGTACTTTTGAATCGCTGCTGCTGCATCACCAAACTGCAACCCTCGAGCCTTCTCAGGCTTCATCCCCAGTGAAATCAGGTAGTTCAACTGTTTGATCGAACACAGCCCCGAGTTTCGCCTGTCAATGATCTGGCCGATCAACTGCGAAGCCTGACGCTTGGTCATGTTGTTGACATCTGCCATTCCAGACTTGTTCAGAAAATCCTTCTGGGCGGGAGTCGCAAGCTCTCCGAATCGATTGGCGTTGGTCAGCATGGCTCGGGACACACCCAATGAAGCAGCAAGCTCAAATGGATTGATCTCGACCCGCCGATAGGTCATGTCCAGCCTGGCAACCGGAACCTTGATCTCCTGTCGTTGTTTACGTTCCGTCTTGGCTCGCTCCACGGCTTGCCAGAGATCAACACCCTCTTCGACTAGCTCCTCAGCACGCTTGGAATCAACCTCCTCACAATCTGTCAACGAACTTGGCCCAATTAGGTCCATGTCTGTCGTGTGTGAGAAATCCAGAATCAAACAGTCCGATTTCCCCTTGCAAAGCCTTGTCCCTCGACCCACCATTTGGGCGTATGCGATCCGGCTTCGAGTCGGCTTTAACACAACACAGTCCGTAGGCTTGTCATCAAACCCCTCGGTCAGGATCTGGCAGTTGACAAGGATCTTTGAGAGTCCGTTTTTGTAACGCATTATCGTGTTGTCACGGTCAGGCTTATCACCGGAGACCCAGTCCGCAGCATGTCCCAGTTGCTTCAAGGCATCAGCCATCGCGATAGACGAGCCAACATCAGGCATGAAGACAATGATCTTCTTTCGGTCCTCAATCTCTTTGCTGATCGCGTTCGCTAATAGCTCGATGGCTGGCTGGATCTTACGACCAAGATCTCCCTGAGCGAAATCGCCATTCTTACCCGTTGTTTTGCATCCCCTCAGGTCAACCCCCAGAGAACACCGGACAAACTTGACAGGTGATAAAAATGGGCCAGCAGGATCATGGATCGCGTCATAAAGCGAGTAGCTGTAAACGACTTCCTCGAAACGCTTCAGACTCTGTCCGTCAGGCCGATCAATCGTTGCAGTGACCCCAACAAGTTTTGAGTCAGGGAAGTGGTCGTAAACGGATGAGTATGTCTTATTGGATTCTCCTGCGTGATGGACTTCATCCGTGATGATCAACTGGAAATCGTCCGGCTGATACCGCTTGCATCGCTTGGTCATGGACTGAATGGTTGTGCAAACCACATGCGGATCACCTAGGGCAAACCCGTGATGGGAACCTTGCTCACGACCCACCATTAGCCCGCACAATTCAAACGTGTCTATTGCCTGTTTCACAAGTTCTGTCCGGTGGACTGCGAACAAGGCTCGAGAGATAAACCCCTCCTCAATCAACTGACGAATCAGAATACCTACGGTTACGGTCTTTCCACAGTTATGTACAACGACTCCGTTGGCAATGAAATTGCTTGTCTTGTCTACGCTAACGATGTCGTAGGTATCGATCCAGCCAGCATTCTCAACGGCAAAGACATTGTCTGTTTCAACCAGCGTTTTGCCGATGTTCAGGTGATTGCTTTGTTTGCCTTCAAGAGACCAATGCTCCTGATGACTCATAATCGCCAGGTTTCCGCTCCTGTTGTCAGTATGATCTCCGTTGACGTGATGAACTGCGGTTACTGCTGGGTCAAGATAAACCCATGACTTGCCAATGTCTCCGTTTCTCAAGCATTCAATGTACTTGTCAAGGGGCATCTCATTCATTTCAGACTCAACCACAAGCCTATGGTAAGCCACGCGATAAAGCCTTAGAGACTTTCCTCTTCTGTTCGAGACGCATTTCCCAGCGTACGGGTGATAGTAAAGTTTGTTAACTTGCCTGTATCGCTTCTTAGGCTTCGGCTCCCGGTCACCGGACTTGCGTTGGCTTGCTTCGACTACGATACTCTTGCCTGACGAGTCCTTTGCTTCAACCCATCCATTCGACGACAAGATCTTATGATCAGGAGTGCATACGAGTTCTCGTCCACTTGCAAATCGAACCCTAACAACAGGCTTGACCCCGCTGGACTGGATACGGCTGAATCCATTGCATTCAACGTGCTTACCGTTAAAACTTCGGACACGCTTTACTACATGAGGTTTGACCCTTGGGTCAGCCTGAAGCCTAAAGTGATCCCGAAGAGACCGAGTAACACCCTTGCCTCCACGGTTAATAGTCACGATTGCATCACCGGATATACATCCGGTCGCCATCTGGAGAATTCCAGCTTTATGATCATCCTCGTAGACCCATGACCTAATCTTATCGATCGCCTCATCCTGATAAGGATAAGTTGAGTACTCGCAATCCATTAACGCAGAATAGGTTAGCTCAGACATAATACCCGTGTCCCCAGCATCCATTGCAATGAGCAATCGTTGGGTCTTCACCAGTCCCATCACAGATGCCGCAAATCCTCCAGTTCCTGGGCGACCTAATCACTGGGCGTTGCAATCGGGCAAGTAGTGGGCCAGGTGTTTCACCTTCAGCATTAAGTAAGCAGATCTGAGACTGAGCCAGAAGTTCATGTGCTATCTTATGTAGATATAACCATGCGTTCATATCACGGGCAAGAGCAGACCTTTTAGGCTTCGCCAATCGCTCGTAAATGTACTCGTACTGTCGTTCATCATCATCTTTGTGAGACTCAAAAGCCTCTCGGATAATCGTGTATTTCAATTCTGCATCTGGTACAGCCTTTTCAGCGTCCGAAAAAGCATTTCTGATTTTCTGATCTGCATCCATCATCACTGCCTCCTAGTAAAAGTTGCCCCGTCCATGGAGCGTTCCCACATCCTTAGAAACCAAACGTCATAGCCACATTAGGATCTTTTGCAGGGGCTGGAGGGGCGGGTGCTGGTGGAGGTGGAGTGAAGTCCACTTCTGATCCCTTAACCTGTTGCCCCATGACATAAGCTGGCTGGCTTAAATTCCCACCTGTTTTGCGTTTAAACTCTTTCGACTGCATTGCAATTCGAGAAAGCCATTCTGGTAGAGAAGCCGTTTCGTCTTCGTCAACGCACCAACTGTACTCAGCGACCTGAGAATTAAAGGTGCTGGCAGTCGGGAAGATGCGCGCAATGTTGCTATACGTCTCTCCATCCCTTTTGCTGACCGAGTGGGTGAACACGACAGAGACAAACTTGCCGACAATAGATTCAATCCTGAACTCGCCAGCCTCTGTGTTATTCAGCGGTTTGGCAATCACGTTCTCGACCAACTGTCGTAGCTTGGAAGTGGCATACATCGACGCCCCGTAATCATTCCATTTGGTGATGGGCCGACCACCTGTGGTCTCTGGGGGAAACTCAAAGCCAACCTTGATCGTCCTGGAGTCTTTCGTGATACCTTCAAAGGTCTTGGGATGAGACCCGACATCAACGACTGCAAAGATTTTGCCCAGGTGAGTACCTTCAGGCATAATGTGGCGAGGAGCCTTTTCGTCCGACTTCGTATAGTCACTAGAGTAATTCATCAAATCCCTCTTATTGCCGTCACTGCGGCTTCAATCGAGTCAAAAGCATGGAGTGCAACCAATGCACCCCAGAAATCCATAGAGCCACCACTAGTCCAGACTACCGATCCATCAACTCGCACAGAGGCACTGGGCCGACTATCATGCGGGTCACCTGGTCGATAGCATGGAATCCATCCAGCCTGATTGGGCTTTCCAGCCAGCCTCAAGCCATAACTCTGCAAGATAGAGAGTCGTTCAGGGATCTCATCGGATGGGGCAAGAGAACGAGACGCAGAAAATGTCAATGACCCTGTAAAAGGTTGCTTCTTCTGAGTCGTTTTGTCTTCAATTTCACTGAGCAACCACTGCGGCGCGATGCCACATTTGCCCGTGAGCGGGTTGACTGAACCCGTCCATTTGTACATTTTCCCAGAGCCGTACTGAGTAGGAGGGCAGGAAGCAAGCCTTCTGTCACCAAGGACGAGGATTTCTTCGTGTTTTCCAGTACCTTGCCACAGTCGCACGTTGGGGATGGGTCGCTTGTACCAGTGAGGTAGCCTGAACCAGAGGTGCAAACCACCCCCGCCAGTACTAACTTGCCAAGTTCGCGGTAAAGCTGGTCGAGTTTCGAAGAATGCACGCATCATATCCTGTGGACCATCCAGGTCCAGTACGAGAAGTCGTGAAGCCAGCCCTGGCAAAGCAGCGATATTCTTGGGTTGCAAATCATTCATGGCCGACAAGGGAAAACCGCTCCAATATTGTGATGTTTGAATCAATGGCATTTTCTGTTCCGAAGACATCGGGACAGTGTTTATCCCATGATCCTTAAGTAGTTTTATCCATCCGAGAGTGAGCGGGTTTTTTCCCATTATTAGGTCTACCCGAAATCTCGGAGCGAACTATCGTAATGTCTGGTTCAGCCTCAAAGCCAACCCTGATCGACCTCGTGCTTGACAGAGTGATATACGTTATCGTTGCAAGCAACCTCCCCTCAGGTCCAAACAATTGAATCGATTCGCCAGGGTTTCTTGAAAGTACTAGCATGGTTGATCCTCCTGATCAGTTCTTATCAGACAACAGGTTGTTGAGTAAGTCGTTCCGTCATGACCAATGGACCCACGCGACCAGCATCCCACAAGTCGGCAAGAGCTTTACCCTGCTTCTGGAAATCCGTTTCCGAGCCATCGACAAAGCATTTGTACCAGTGCTTGACAAGCCCTTGTGGAGCAACAGCCAGTTCCTGAGACTTAGCCAGCAAGAAATCCCTGAAAGGTTTTTCAGGTTTAATCACGGTTGGCTGTTCAGCGGCCTGTTCAATCAGGTTTTGCTTGGCAGGAGGTGGTGTGGCAGAGACTCCGTCTCGACCAACTTCTTCGGCGATCTGCTGATCCACTGCTTTTTGTACACGGTCGTAAATGTCTCCCAGCAACTGTGGAAAACGCTCGTCCGTAACCATCCCAAGATCGACCGACATTTCAATCTGGCAATTTGCTTCGTACGAGCTAAAGTGTGGTCTGCCAATCTTTTTGGCAATTCCTGCACGTACCAACACAACAGCTTGATTCTTTAAATCCATTGCTGGACTCCCTTCGTTAAGACTTCTTGTCATCCCCCAGTTGGGATAGTGGAAGATATCGGTTCACGCAAAACATGTCAACAGCAAATGCGAAAAAAATTTCAGGTTTTTCACGAAACGCTTAAAAATACGCAGGAGGTCGTGGAACCAGAAATGTCTATCCACCTGATCTCTGACAGAAATTCCTTTACAAGAAGAGGGGTCAACGCTGACATGTCCAGGAAAAAATATTTTTGACTTTCTTGTTGACAATCGTTTCGAGCCGGACTACTATCTGATTGACGCAAGAACGTCTTGTGTCTAAATCTCAATCGTCCCACGTGGAAAGGGTCGTATAGTAATGGCTACGTTAAGCTCTGGACCGCGAGTTAATGCCCGATCAACGCCTCGTATACACGAAGGCATTAAGCGTAACTGCATCGAACTCTCTGAACGAGGATTGGTTTTTGAAGGCCGACAGGTCTCAGCCGAAGCTCTCGTATCAGCTTTACTAAAATGTTATTTGGATCTGACTCTCGACGAGCAAATCGCCATGATGAAACCTGCCCTCAAGGAACTTGAAAAAGAACTTGAAGAAATGGATCAAGATTTTTCTTGACAGTCAGGTGGTCGGAAGTCTAAATTCACTCTTGTCCCGTCGAGCTGTTCGGCGGGATGAAAATGACCTAAACCCATACAGTACAACAGTTTGCCCTCAGCTTTGCAAGCAGGGGGTTGTCGGTTCGATCCCGATCGTCTCCATTCCTTAGACAATAAGAACTTACAGCGAGACGTTAGAGTTCGTAAACGGCTATATTCTGTTGTACTGGCAGTAAATGCGAGTACAAGCTATGGAATCGCGAAATGAACCGTTCTACCGTAAATCACGTAGAGCGTGGTACTTACAAGTTGGTAAGCGGCAGATAAAGTTGGCAGAAAGCAAGGCAGAATCTTGGGCCAAATGGCACTTGATCATGGCTGGTGGGGTTCCTGAGGAATCGAACAAGCCAACGGTCAAAACCATCTGTGATGCCTTCATTGAGGAGATGAAAACGTCTCGTTCCGAGCGAACGTGGCAGTGGTATGGTATGTATTTTGATAAGTTAGCCCAGTACGTGAAAGGAGATACGGTGGCAGAGAATGTCAGCTTGAGCCAGATTTCTCTCATGATTTCCAGCCAGCGGACATGGAAGGCTAACAGCCGTTACAACTTTGCACGGGCTATCAAAAGGCTGTTTAGCTGGGCCAAAAAGAACAGGCTGATCGAGATTGACCCTGTGGAGCATCTTGAAAAGTGTTCTCCTGAAGCCCGTGAAGATTACATAACGCCTGAGCAGTGGTCGTTTATCGAGTCCAACATCCCTGAGTCTCCGCTTAAGGATCTTATGATTCTTGCCTGGGACACGGGTATGCGACCTCAGGAACTGGTCCTGATCGAGGCTCGGCACTTCCGTAAGGATGAGCGAATGATCGTGTTCCCTGCGGCAGAGGCCAAGGGCAAGAAGTACGCCAGAACGGTCTACATCGCATCGGATCGGGCTATGGATATTCTGTCGGATTATGCCAAAGGACGCCCTGAAGGGCCAATCATGGTCAACACACAGGGCAACCCGTGGAATAAGACCTCCGTAAAGGATGCGATGATTCGTCTTCGCAATAAGTTTGGAGTCAAGATTCACCTCGGAGCATTCCGTAAAGGATACTGTACACAGGCTTTGCAAAACGGAGTTGATCCTGTGACATTGGCAAAGCTGATGGGACACAGGGACGTAACCATGATTATGAAGGTCTACTCTCAAGTCCACCAGGACAAGGAGTACATGGCTGAGTCGGCGATGAAAGCGAAGGGGCTGGTTAAGCCAGCTTGAGCCATGGCAGGAAGCGAAAATTCGCAATCGCGTTAACAATATGAGCTAAAAGGGTTTAGGGTAGTCAGGAATGGCAGAAACGGAATGTTTTAGAGCTTTTTCCTGATGCCCACTCTTTAGCTCTTGACTAGTGTCTCGATGTTCAGTAGTATACATCCGCGCAGATCAAGCTCTTTCACTCACGATGGGCGTTTGCTTGATTTGGCGATACCTATTTGCACCTTCGGTAGGATAGAAAGTGTTTGCATGTCTACTTTGACCTTCGGTATGGGCCTTGAAATTGTTAACGATTCTCATGTTGTTTCGACCTGGTCGAACTGGAGAGGGGGTGAACCTTGTCCCAAGGATTTCGCTCTGGCTCTGGTGGGCAACTTTGCAGATGAGTCTCTGCCTTGTGCCTGGATAAAGAACTACTTAAGAACTCCCGATGAAGTCGTTTGCGGCGATGGTAACTGGTTGATACCGACTTCGGATGGGCGATTGATGCACATGGACGGTAGTTTGAGCGATGACTTAGAGTATGGGCCTGTGAGCCTCACAGAAGCCGCACTTGACATGATCGCTCTAATCCGTAACCCAGTACTGGCTGCGTGATTGACTTCAATGGATTGGTTTGTGAGAATGGAATCTCATCTCTAAAGGGATAGAAACATGACTCAGAAGCCAGACAAGAAGTACAAGAAAAATAATCATCCAACCGGAAGGAGGTCTGCCTCACGGCGGGCCTCTATTGTTATGCCGGAAGCTCTATGGGCTAAATTAAAGTTGATTTCCATGGAAGGCAGAACAACGATCAACGATGTGATTGTTTCGGCGATGACGGAGAAGTATGGAACAGCTACAGAGACTGAAATTCGTAAACTTATTCCAGGTTCAAAAGCGATTGTTCAGCCAGTGGCTACTGCTCCAACCGTCCAGCTACGACCTTGGGAAAACTGCGTGATCAATACGCATGCCATGCATATGCCCACAGAAACAGAAAAGGCCAACCCTGTTAAGGGTCAGCCTAAAGCAATGGACTTGTTTAAGAAGGCCTTCAAAATCAAATCAGGAAATTCGAGCAGATAATCTTTTGGCAACTACCCTTTGACTGCTCGAGGTTTCAAAATAATTTTGCACGAGTTCTGGATTGTCACTCTCCAGTTTTTTGGAATTCAATCGTTTGGTCTGTGTCGTTGTGATGTCAAGCTGGTATTTTGAAGACTGGCTTTTCAATTCGCTAGGACATCCCATAGCCTCAACGATCTGCTGGCGAAGAATATCTTTTCTGATTGTCAGATCTTTAATCTGGTCCTGGATGTGGCAGTATTCCTCGAGAAGATCTTCCGGTAATTCTTTGTCTTGACGCTCAGTTGTATTTCGTTCCGGTGGGATTTCGGTTACGACATGGTTCATCCAGAATTCTTTTCCGGCCTTAACAGCTTCAGTCAATTTATCCTGGTGATCTGCAATATGAATTGGATAGGATTCAAACGCAAGATCTTTGGTAGACCAGACGACCAGATAGCCTTGATCAACACCAGCAACCCACTGCTGCCAGAGAACCTGGATGACGTAGTAATCGGGAGGCGTGTTGTAAATGGATGTGCCAATTGTTTTGGCTTCAATCACAGCTTTCTCGCCGTTTACAACAGCCATACCGTCAAGAGTGCAACCAGCCCAGTCTTCCAGCCAGTGACGCATCCGCTCTTGTTTGCGAGTGACGGTTGTATTAAACCGCTTTTCAAACTGAGTGAGGACGAAGTCTTCCGTATCAAGCCCCAGTTGCATCTTGCCTGTTGGGGTTGAATCGAATTCTCTTGGATGGGTTTTTCCATACCAGACTTTAAATTTGTCGCCAAATGGCGAGATGCCTAAAATACAGGCAATTTCTGAAGCACCGAGGTAGTGATGACGTTGCAAGTGGCAGTCCTTAGAGATTCCCCTTCCATGGGTAGGGAGGATCTTCAGGATTCAAAAATAGTTTCGTGGTGCGATTCCAGGAATGCAATCGGGAAGGAGTTAACTTCACCGTGACGCTCATCAGGAACCTTGCCGATTCTAACACCTTGCAGTCTTGCCAGCTTGCTGGCTGTTCGTCCCCACTTATTGGCTAAGTGCTGGGGAGCGGAGATATCATTAAGTCGGCAGTAGCCTTTGATCGTGTTGTAGCCAGTGCCTGAGCCAGATTCGCTCTCAAGACGCAAGACACGGGATTCCACTTCTAACTGTCTCTGCTCGATCTCGACCATCATCTGGACTTGTTGAAGCAACGCCTGGGCAGGAGACAAGTTTCTCTTGATGCGTTCAAGCTCTTCTTCAGCCTGGTGGAGCTTTGCCCGTGTCCGGTATCCTCGTTCCGTCTGGCTGGATGAGATGTAGTGCTTGAACACGTTGTAAGACATTCGGTAAGTCGTGACTTCCCTTTCAGCGTTGCTGCCGATTTTGACCATTGCGGAAATTTCCGCGAACTCGTTCCTGTTTGCCAGGCCGTAGTTTAGGAGATGCTCCATCACTTTGACAAAGCGTTCCTTGGCATCGTTTTTTCGCGTCGATCCATCCAGATCCCAGACTTCCTCGAACTCAATCGGGGTTGAGTCTTTGGGGGCTTGAATCCACGTTTTGGCGACTACGACCAGGTCATTGTTTTCTTCTGTCAACATCGTGACTTCCTTTTAAGCAAAAATACGTCTGAGAAACATTCGGAAAAAACTCAAGCCAGGAGCGTTCGCTTCGGCGGCAGAGTCGGTACTTGCATTGACAAGTTCGCGGGGCTTGTAAGGCCCACGGGGCTTCCGAATCTGCTTCTGGGGTCGGAAGTTTTCGAGTTCACGCCTTTTGATTTTTTCAAGCATTTCGCGTCCAACAGGACCACGGGTCTGGCTTAAAAGTTGACAAAAACTGCCCAGCGTCATTAGATAAGTAGCTGCCAGCCGTTTGCGGTTTCTAGGCCTAGCGGCCTTCTCTTCGCTGCCAATTCTAATTCCAGAACTTTTGTAGTCAACCCTGTCTATCCATCTGAACCGCTCGGCAGCACTCTTGAATATCTTTGTCCCGCTTTGCCTATTTCGGTAAAGCAAAGGCCAGAACTCCTCAAAATCCACTGGAAACGGGTCGCTGCTCGAAATCCACTTCTGCACGAATTCGCTCTGATCTGTCCTACTCATGATTTCCTCCCTTATCTTCTAGTAAAGTCAAAGGCTGACCAGGTCGAGCGCGTCTTGAGGGTTACACCGAAGAAATATGCGACCTGGCAGCCAATGGCATAAATGTACACAATTTCACAGAATATGTCAACACAAAAAGTAACACGATTTAGATTGCCTATATCGACATAACATGTTAATATATACATATGAATGAATGCTTATCTGTTCTCGTTGTCGAGCCTGATAGGGTGATTGACCCTGTCGAAATGGCACTCTATATCGCTGCTGGAGCGGAGATGGGTGCTGTACCAGAAATCGTTGTGGACATTATTGAACAGACGCTGGAACCCGACTCCATCGAGGAAGCGACAAGCAATTATGGCAAAGAAATCAGCCCCATCTGAATCCGGTGAAACGCCTAAAAAGCGTGGACGACCACCGAAAACAACTGTTCATAAAGCCGAGATTGAAACCGAAGTCGAGCCACCTCCTAAAGTTAAGCCCAAGAAGTCTGTTAAGGTTCCTAATCTTGATACCCGTTACGACTTTAGTGATGACGTTGAAGCCAATCTGGAATTGATGACGACAAAGCCAGCGTTCCTGACTCGCAAGGGATTGGCTAATAATCAGCCTCAGAAGAAGATACGTAATCACTGGGCCAAGATTATCGAGTCGGCAAAGATGGGTTATGAGATCAGTGCAATCGCTAAAGCCATCGGTGTTCACCGCAAAACGCTCTGGCTGTATATGAAGAAGAACCCACAGCGAAAAATAGATTTCGATAATGCCCAGAACGCGACTCGAGACCTGTGTGTAAACGTGATCCTGGACGCTGCCAAGAAGGG